TCTGCGACGATATCTACCATATTCCTAAGCAAGCCATACCAAGGCCAATTACTGTCTCTGAACCCACAAACATCACCAGAAGATGGGTCGTAAACAATTACATCTCTATGGTTGGAGGAAAGAATCTCTGCATCTTTGAACTCAACCGAAATTGGCGTTATCACATTTATTCTCCGTTTTTACAGATATGATTGCAGTTGATTAAACTATTCGGTGAACAATTTCATTATCCTTTAGCAATTGCTGGCAACAACACGAACTTAAGATCCTGTTCTCTGCAGAGACCACATTTCCCTATAACACTCCCAGATCTTTTTAGTTCATCATAACCATAAGTTCCACTCATTACAATAATGTTAGTGCCACAATTGGGGCACGAGCAATGCAAATCTTCATTGTTTTGTTCGTTTGATTTCGGCAACTTACAATCGATGCATGGTTTTGACGAAGAAAATAATAGTATCATTCCTGTGTCTTTACACGATGAACACTTGTACATATTATCTCCTTCGTAGAATTCAAAATTCAATAAATTTTGAAAGATGGTGCTTCCACAATCAATCGCAATTTGCGAAAGATTTCCAAATGACCTTGTTTCCGGATACATTGATTTCAAACGGCATCCCGTACCCGGCAGGATGGAAATAAAGCATATTCATTTGAACTAGCGCCACTTCGTCGCTTGAAGGGATTTCACCATCAAATTCAGCTTCGTATTGATTATGCTCCCCCACCCTACTTCCACGTTTCACAACTCTTGCCGAGATGATTGCCATTGTTTTCTCCACACTTAGACCACACTTCCATACATTAAAGTGTGGATTTGCTGTCTATTGTTTTACTGGCAGACCCAGACTTGGGATCAAAGAAAACTGAATTAGAAGTTGGCGGATTTTGCAGTTTATTCCCCAATTTTGACGATTTCGATGAAATCTCCATATCCACTGTAATCTATAGGAATATTTGGAGATTGTGGTGTCGCGCTACGAAAGTTATAACCCAACCATCTTTCACAATACCCTTGAGCCTTATCAAAGGTATCGCAGATTGGGTGTTTCCACGATCGATCTACTGCATGTTGTGGGAATTGAGCTATTTTGTGGTTATCGCATACTATGTAAATGTTCATACTACTTTTCCTCGCACTCAAACCCATCTGGCGCAGGGAACACGCCGCCGCATTCGCTACATACCGAGTAATTTTTGTCATCTTCCCCTGTAAAATAAGTCATTGGGGTAAGATCGCCCGCTGTTTTCTTCGGATTTTGACTACACCGTGGACACGAACTTACAACTGTTAATTCATCCATTCTTCCACCCTTTTAAAGACAAAATACCCTCAATCGCACACCCGGTAATATGTGGTTCCGCTCCACCGGGTATGGTTGCGACCCATTCAGGCTAACCCGTATACTGCCGGATGCACGATAGAAGGTACTTAAGACTATTGTTTACAACCATTTAGCACATATTTCTGGTTTTTCAAAACCCTTTTTTGTGTTTTCTTTTTGACATGTTTCACATATCCACAATTGGATAGTTGAAACCTTATAAATTCCAATTAAAATAGTAGACAAAAACGATTTCATGAGTCTACTACTTGAGGAATAACGCCCACAAACTGCGCATCGTTTAATTACAGAGTCTCGAAACATGACTATTACTCCTTTGCTGTCAAGCACTTACGTCAAAATCCACTCAACGTCCTGTGTTGCTTCATCCATGAACTTTATAAGAGATTGATAATAGTCGAAACTATAAGCGTAGAATGTGTTCACATAGCATATTCCAATTGGAATATTACCGCCGAATCGCTCTGTTCGCAATTCTAAAATCCACTTGTGGTTATTCTTGTCGAAATCTACGACGAAACGTTTTTCTGTTTTTGGCTGTCTATTTTCTTTTTTACAGTCCAATTCTATTAAAAATCTAGATTGGCACGAATCGCACATTTTGTTTTCTCCCCTAGACAGATAATGCATAAAAAGGATATTGTTTCAAAAGATACTAGGGCTTGCTTTCTGCAGATCCTTTTTCTTTCTTGCATACGGTGCATCTATAAACACCCTTTTGGGCACCCTTTCCCTGTTTTTCGTTGTGGACCCTTCGACCCGGACCATGAATTCTATCTTGTGCATCATGCTTACAATCACATTTCAAAATCATTTTGACTTCCTTTCTAAGATAACACAATGACAACTACTTTATTTCGAATAAACCTTAAGGGGGTTATAGGGAATTGGTGGTGGGGTTGAAGGATTTTGGGAAAACCCGGTTCGCACACACACCCCGACTCTGATATTCCCTCAATATCATTATGATATCACCCCTAAGTGTCTTTTTGGGGCTATAAATGGGGTTTTTGGGGTTATAAAAAATGCAAAAAAAATGCTTTATTTCCCCTAAAATACCTTGAAAACAGGACAAAATGCCTTTCTGGACAATTCACCACATCGCAATTATGAAAATAATAGTCAATATGATGATTTTTATTGCCTTTTTCATGGCAAATCTTCCAAAAAGTATTCAATTGTAACAAGAAAATGGTGACTCAGACCCCATTTGCGCTCTAAAAACGCGGTTTTATTGCTTTTCTACTACTTTGTGTATAACAACACTATGAAATGGGGAGAAACATACAGAAAAATAAGATTTGAAGAAGGTTTATGCTTCTACCCAAATTGTAAAAATAGAAGATTGCAGGACAACAAGGTGTGTAAGGATTGTTTTACTAATATTAAAAGAAAAAACAAGGAATCCAGGGAAAAACGTGTTAATAAGTTATCAGCCCTTGGATTATGCACTAGATGTGGTGTGGAAAAATATCTGCCCTCATACTCGAATAGGCCAACCAAAACTAGGCGTTGCCAAATCTGCTACTTAAAAACGGTTTCCTTCAGACACTTCGATTGCGAAGATTATTACATAGATTTGCTACACAAACTCCAAAAGCAAGATTTCAAATGCGCCTACACTGGAGACTATCTTATTTTAGGAATAAATGATTCTTTAGACCACATATTCCCTAAAAAGAAGTTTCCGGAAAAGGCAAAGTCTTTGGATAATATCCAATGGGTGACAAGAGATATAAATAGGATGAAATCTTCTTTCGAAGAAACTTTATTTATCGAATTGGCGAGAAAAATTGCGAATTGGGTGTCAGACACCAAAGGATTGTAACAGATTCAGCAAACCCACTTGGCGTCTGGAATGAGTTCAACTTCGGTTGTGGGATTAGAGAAAAGGGCTTCTGAACCATTAGCCTCAACTGAGTAAAAATAGGCTTCAGGACACGATTGATATCCGCCATTGGTTCTCATATAGAACTTTTCGGCATATTGGAAACATTCTCCGATTTTGATATCGCAGATTTTGCGCATATTCGTCTTTTGGATAATTTCCAATTTCATTTGAGTTCCTTTCTATTTAGACTTTGGGATTCCCGGAAAAGTTATAATTATCTTGGCCCAATTTCCGAACTCTTTCCGCAAGTCGTCCATGACGGATTCGAAACTTACGCAATAATTGCTGATTTCTTTTTCGCCATCCTCAATTTCTTGCTCCATGACGATGATTTTATAGTAGATTTTCATCTTTTCCCTTTCAAAAGCCAGCACGACGTAGAAGATCGTAGCATTCAGAGCAATACACACAATCATGCCCGTCTACGAATCCTTCATTTTCGGTTCGGCCATGACACAAACCACAGGGTAGGGAATAGATATCTTCATCGTCTAGCTCTTCATCATCCGGTGGGTATGAAAGCATTTTCGACTCCTTGTATTGAGGTTTATGCGTTTATGTAACTAGTTGACTTACGAATGAAAAAATGTGTATTTACCAGAGGTAATCTCTGGTAAACCAATCAAGTTTTCAATGTAAGTTAAATTATCGGGTTGTTTCTGATACAATTCTTCTCGCGCACACTTCGAATTCTGAACCAAATCCCCATTTTGCTAGAGCGGTAATAATCTTATTCACGACTTCTCCATTCACTTCTGCCGAATCTTTCCAGAGTGCGCGATCAATCTTTTTTGCCAACTCACGATCCGGCATAGTGACCAACTCGGACAAAAGATAACAACCCAATTGTGATGTTTTAATATGCTCCATTGATTTAATCCTTCCTGCCATACTTGGCTTTGTGATTTCGGTTTTTTGCCCGTTTTGCCTTTTTGTGCGACTTTTCTCTCTCTTGACGCACGACAGGATCAAGTGACGCCAGATGGACTTCGGCTCTGGTAGCCAAGAGACACGGCATTTTGCGAGGACGTGTTGCGGTTGCTCTAGCCTTTTTCAGACCTGTTCCGTCTAACGTCTGGACGAATTTTGCATCATCTCGTCTTGGTCTTTTGATTGAAAAGCCGAAATTGCCATCCCCAGCTTTCATTGAAAGAGGATCAGTCTTTCGCGCTTTGCGTACATCGATTGCGCGGATCGTATATTCCCCCACGGAAAGCCCATTCATTTTTGCGAACTTACGATCTCTTCCCTGAAGAACATTGAAAGGGCGCATCCGTTGGATTCTGCGCGCCTCTTCTGACAGATACGACTTGTCCATACGAATCCCCTTTCTTGAAAAATGCCAGCGGACCTTGAAAAATGTCGGACCCGCGAGCCGCAGTGCAATTAAGGATAGTTACCCGGAATAGAGTAACCGTATCCGGGCGAATTCTATTACCTTGCCTGTTTCCGGGATTTCACCGACAGCGCAGATAAGCACCCGCTACTAACTATCCATAACCTATTTCGGGATTCGAACCCGAACCCACGGAAATGGCAGAGTGGCTTAATCCTCTTTTCCGTTATGCCCAATTTCACACCTTATAGGTTAAGCGCTATTTTAGGGCGCTACTCTAGAACTATGGCACTAACGATCTCTTGTGCTAGACCTAATAGTGTCAATATCAAGGTTCATTAAGGACAGAGCTTCCCGAAAGATAGATATGACTTGAGCATAGCAAGCCGAAACACTAAGCGAACCCATAAAACTATCGGACTCGCAGTTCGAATTCGGACCATACTCTACCTTTGCTGTCCCGCGCTACATTTATCGTACCAGCACTTCAAGTCCCAATAACCACCAGGATTATTGAACCTTGACGCCGCATCTCCAGCCCATAATAACCGATCCCGCTATCGGAGCGCAACGACCAAACGACCACGGATAAGATAGTCGCCGACCCGATAATAACGCACTCCGAATTGTGGCGCAATAGTTTAATTGTGGACTATTGGAGATGGAATATAACTCACGCGATTTTCGGCCCGCCTAGAGATAAAAATAGGCCCTATAATAATTAGCGGGACTACCGATAAATCGGAGTTTGGCCGCATTATAGGACCATCATTCAACTCTTTGATTTTCGGACTTCCTTATGCGCTTTCCCTAATCGGTTTGTTCTCGGACTTTACTTGACGCACTATCAATGCGCTTTCCAAGCCTTGAGCCGAGACCGATAACGGTATTCACATACTTCGTCCAATAACCGAAGACGGTCGATAACCTAACGTACTGATAGGCATGAGGGGGAGACTCAGACCGATAACCTTGACTAATCCTCAGACCCTGAGCGCGATCCCCGCACCCAATCAGACCCTACAAGCGGACTAGGAGCATTATTCGGACCTATCCGATCCTCAGCGGTCAGCCCGATAACTAATCGGACACCCGCTACACAGGCGCGAAGCCCCTCCAGACACCGACAGGGACTAGCTTATGTTAGTCCTATAATTCCAGAAGTTATCTGGACTCTCGATGTAAGGCGAGACACGTCCTATATGCCAGAGGTCTGGGCATACGCACCCATCCAATTATAGGACGCATCTCGGCTGACACCGATAATGTGTATAACGGTTATTCAAGCGATACCGTAAAACGCTATAAGACCAAGCGCCATGATCGGACTAAGAGCCGACCTTTGCGAACGCCGACCGAATACTCGCGGTCGAAGCGCGCTGTCCGAGAACCGCTTGAGCGATCGTCGAAGCGTTATCGGAACCGAAATTGAGGTTCGACGGCGGAGTATATCCCTCTCCGTTCTCGGCGAGAATCTTCAAGGCGTCGATAACCTCTTGCGCGTCGAGCATCGACTGCTGAGGATTCTTGGACGCAATGATCGCCTCGACGAACTTCCGGTTCGTCTTGTAGCGCGGACCCGTCTTGAGGAACAGACCCTGGACATCGACTCCCGACTTCGGTTGGGTGGTGGTGGTACTCATAGGAGACTCCTATAATAGAACCTCACCATCCCGACCACAGGACCATCCCATAATCGGGATGGCGCTTGCAAGTCGTTATGTCTGATAACTTCCGCCTTTACGGGTATCGCTTTGCACGATAGGATACCTCGAATTGACTATCCAATTATACTACACTTTCGCGGGGAAGTCAAGCGCTTTTTTGCGCTTTTCTTTTTTCTCCCTGCGATATACTGATTCTAGGCGCGCACCAAGCGGAAGTCAAGCTTTTGGGCTAAATATTTTTATTATTGGCATAATCCTATAAGTTCCTATTGGAACGCTTCCAAATTGGGTTATTATCAGTATTGTCCTATAAAAGAGAGGTCCGATAGTAATTTTCTTTTTAGTCCGGTAATAATAAAAAGTGCGCAGGTTGCCCCTTCTCGCATTGTTTTATAAGACCTCTGCCCGAAACGTCCTTCTTTTTTAATTGTATACTAAATTATACGATACGAAACCAGGAAAGTCAAGCCCGATAATAAAAATTTTTTCACGTCCGATAAACTCGATAATCCAACGTCCGATAACCGCAGTGTTGTAGTGCGCAAAATTATCGGACGCTTTTCAGTCCGATAATTCTTCATGTTATCGGCAGTGCCTGGTCCGATAATGTGTCGTCGGCGCAAAAATTATAGGACGAGGGCAGCGCTTCCCTCCGTCCCATAATCTTTTAGTTATCGGTTATCCACAGACTTGTCCGATAACATCGGCGGCGCGAATATCGGCGTTTGGCCGTTTTCGGACTTGCACCTTATCGGAATCCTGCTCGTCAACGTCCGAGAATGTAATCCCGCCAAGCCATCCGTCCGATAAAAGAGTCTCTTTCAATCTCTCTACGGCTCTTGTATCGGACATTGCCATCGCCGTAGTCCCATAAAACCTATGGTGGAATGGTCCGATAATGGTTGCGACCCACATTTTACCGGACCTGCTCAAGCCATACTTCAATGTGGAACGTTTTGCCAATTTGTTCAGCATAGCTTTACGAAAGGAAAGTGCCATAACTAACCTCCTTATAAGACTAACCTCGTCTAGTTACCGGAACATCCGATAACTCATGCTACGTCCTCCCACGTCCGATAATCGCCGTCAAGTGTCTCTGTAACTTGTACTCCGTCCCAATATGTTTTGGTTATCGTACCGTCTTTGTTATCGGTCACACAGACGAACACGTCCGATAATTGTATGTTCCTTCCATCGTCCAATAATCCGAATTCATTCTCCCATACGTCCAATAACTCGAACGATTCCGTCTCACCGAACAGTCCGATAACGTCTCCCACCTTGACTTGCATGGTCCTATTAACTCTCGCCATATACAACATGTCCTATAACTCCTTCAAGTCTCGAATGGCCGATAACAACTTGATAGTTCCTATAACCATCATCAGGCCACATGTTCCGATAAGTGCGATCATCCGATAACCTCCTAGTACCATCGTCCGATAATCTGTACCAACCGTCTCTCTTTATCGGTCGTTTCATTTATCGGAAGTTCTTGTATTTTATCGACCCTCCGCTGCAAGTCATCTATTATAAGACCGGCATCGAATATCGGGTCATCATAATTATCGGCTATATCTCCAAGCCCAGCGTCCGATAATTCTTTCAGGATTGAACTCTTAAGGTCCATATAACCTCCTATCGTCGGCTCCGTCCGATATGTCTGCGGCCATATCCATTGCCAGCGACCGATAATGCGTTGCAAAACATTTTGATTGCGAGTCCGATAATCACCAATGCGCCGATCGTCAAAATAGGTTCCATTTTATTTCTCCCTTTCTTTGATACCCAAAGTATAGGATAGGTCGGAGGGGAAAGCAAATATAAAAGAAAAATATTTTATTAGTCCTATAACCAAAGCCAGGTCGCAATATATATAGTCCTATAAGTAATGCCAGGTCCAGGGTGGATAGTCTGATAAGTTGTGGTCCGATAGCCTTTAGCGTCCAGCTAAAGAATAGTCCGATAAATGTATTATGTTATAGGTATCTAAATAGTCCGATAAATAGATATGGTTATAGGATCATTGAAGGTCCGATAAGGGTATGCCAGTTTTATACCGATAATGTTTTTGTTATCGGAACGTCCGAAAACCCCACGGGGTTCACGCGCACCCGGATTCTCAAATCCAACCAAAGTTAGAATCAAAGAATACTAATCTATGGCGTCATGCATCGTTCCGCGTTGCGGAACAAGGGTATGCCCATTATAAAAATGAAAAAGTAAAGTGCTCGCTGATCTACAAAATGTTACTAAAAAAATCTGGGGCTTAATGTAAATTTAATAAGATATTGGGTATAATGGTATGAGTGGATTGTTAACTAAGTAATTTTTTAAAAAGGAGAAATGTTATGGGTTTTGGTCCAGTAACGTTCGCAACAGCACAAAGCGTAGATGAAGTAGCTCCGGGTTCCCCAGCTTTTAATAGCGTAACACAACCACCCGGACAAGATGAGAAGTATACGTGTTCACTTACACTCCCAACCACAGATTCTGATGGTACTCCGCTAACCGGGCTTACAAAGCTTGCCGTATTCACAACCATCAAAGAAGGCGACGTAAATCCGTATGAAGGTCTTTCTATGGATCAAATTATAGCACTTAACAATGAACAGAATGGTGTAATAATGACTCTTGATCCAGCAGTAAATACTCCGGGATCTGTTGTAGAAGTTGAACTTCCAATTATACTACTTGGTTCAACACAGCAATTTGCCGCTGCTTGTTCGGATGAAGCATAATGTATAGTAGAACTTCAATGACAACAGCAACGTCTAGACCCAAAAGTGGTTTATTAGGTAAGATTTACAGTCTATTAGTAATTTTTGAAAGGATCGTGATCTTTCTAGCAAATCTCAAAAAGAAGTTCAGTTGTTACTGTAAATGCGCGTATATTCGTGCATTTATGTAACAATCACCCATAAGAACTTTACTGTCAAGCCCCGTTCCCTAAAAAGAGCGGGGTTTGTCTTTGGTCCCATAAGAATATTTAAAAATAAAAAGAACATAGCATTCTAAAATACGTATAATATTATATGAGAATCAAAAAAAATAAGATAGTTAAAAAGGAAATGTAAAATGGGATTTACGTACAATATACAACATAGATTTGATATTTGTAGTTGTTTTATAGAATCTCTAATATCGACAAAAGCAGAACACGTTTTAGATTTGGGTCCGGGGGATGGTGAATTCTCTCATCTCATGCTAGATGCGGGATTCAACGTAACGGCGATAGGTAACGAAGAGAGTGACGGAGTAAAAGAACTAAAAAGAAAGTATGCTAATTTTAAATTCATAGATAAAGATCTAAATGATTATGATTTTTCGGATCTACATTATAAACCAGATGGGATATTTGCTTCTCATGTTATGGAACATTTATATAGCCCATTTGATTTCTTAGTTAATTGTAACGCCATATTAAGAAAAAATGATGGTTTACTTTGTATAATTGTTCCTCCATACAAACATCAAGTTGTAGATAACCATACATTCGTTGGTTGGAATGTGGGCCATTTAATGACACTAATGTTAAGAGCAGGCATAAATATTAAAGACGGAAGATATCATACAGTAGATTACAATGTTGTCGCGATAGTGAGTAAAGGAACCTCTGGAGTTCTAGGAAGCGACGTACCAATACTAACTCGTCACGCCGATCTTTTCCCACCCGTCATTCAAGAAGAATTAAAAAGAAATAAAGAACATTTTAATGGTGAAATAAAAAGCATCAATTGGTAGAGAAATTGTAAATGGAATGCCAGAAGATTAAAACTTATTTATGGATGATTGTTTTTTATATTTGTTTCTTCTTTAGATTTATTAAAATTTTATTTACTATACTATATTGTAAATTAGGATTTCATTATCCAAAATTTTGTAAAATAGATATGATCCATAAATGCGAATGGTGTAATAAAAGATTTCGTAATCACGAATGGTTTTAAGAAAGATTTATTTAAATGATGGTATTTAGAATTTATAAAAACGATAAAGGATTTTACTTTACAGGAAATAATGGAAAGATAACAATAGGTTTAGATGGTATCCCAAGTATTCATGATGCATTAGTTATCATAGGAATGGAAATAAGTAAAAGAGATATAAGATTCGCAGAAATCTATTCAGAAGACGAAATACTAACTAAGCTTAGATGGTTAAACAGAGAGTAGGTTAGAGTCATATGTCCAGATATACAATAATACTATGTTGTCTTGCCCTAGCAACCGCAGGTTGCGAAAAACTTTCGGCTCCCATACCACCATCTTTAAAAGCGACTAAAAAAGAACCGGAATTATTTAATAAAATCTGTGTTGTACAAAAAATAATTAATATACCAGCATATTCACTTAGTGATGAAAATGGTTCATTCCATTATGAAGCTGTTAACGGTATTGTTTTTTATTGTTCGGATGAAATATTTTGTGTTACAGACGATAAATTAATTAAGGATCTATCCGTCGATGATAATGTAATAGTTACTTATAGAAAAGCAACTAAAACAATTTATAATTCGAATAAACAAGTAGCCAGTGAACAAACTTATAATATATTTGTTGACGCCAAGAAAGTGGATTGTAAATGAATTTCTTCAAAACACCAGAGTTCATATCCGTAACAATAGGCACCATAATACTTGGTAGTCTAGCTTTATATCTAGGAATAGGAATTGGTAAAACCCAATACTCGACCAGTATAGATGTAGAAAGAAGAGATGTCACCATTAATTTAATTGGTGATGGGTGTGTTAAAGTCGTTTATTATGAAGGATTAGTTAAACAATTTGTTAATAATTCATTAGTTAATGAAAAATTAATAGTTACGAACTTTTCTCATGCAGAAAGAGTAGAATGTCCATGAAAAGTTTAAAATGTATATTTGGTTTTCACAAATGGCGGTTTTGGACCACATGGATAATAGATCCTATATATAAGTATAATTTTAAGGAATGTACTAGATGCGGTAAGACAGACAGGGATATTGAAGTTGAATTGAAACTGTATGCGGCAAATAGAGGTTGGAAATATGAGTATAAGAATCAGAACAGTTGACGGAATTAAAGTAGCTCTTTGTGGCTTTGAAACAGATCCAATGCCAGACGATATATATCTGGATGATGGGTGTCACTATGCTTTGGCGGCTAAGTTTTGTAGGGATTGGCAAGACCAAGTAGTTGATTGGGAATATCCAGAAGAATGGAAAAGAATGGATACCCAAAAAGTAAGAGATGCAGAAAAAGATTTTGAAATAATGGTGAGGGATGATTAATGATAGAATGGTGCGAAGTTATAATCTCTCCTATTATAGTAGTATTGGTATTTCTATTTATTGTTTTTGGAATTAGGAAGGAAGATAAAATATGAATTTAAACTTAGGACCATTTGATAGATGTGCAGACGTTTTGCCCAATGGGGCATATCCAGAATACGGTGTTTTTGATAATCATAAATATTTTGGTATAACTAATTCGGATGGAACAATTAGAAAATTGGATACGCAATTTGGAACCGTGATGTGTCCATTGATTACGGTAGCATACGTTTGTGAAGAAAAAGGAGATACGCCAGAAAATAGACAATTATTTATTGATACAATTTCTATAAAAGTGATAAGATTAATTTTAGATCTTCATAATAATTTTGAAAAATTAATAGACTTTAATAAGTTGTTTATTCCAATTAGACAAGATATAACTATACACTTAGATCCAAAACATAATGAATTATATGGTTACGTTGAATTAGGGATGATGATTTTTATTTAATAGATTGTCTGGTGTGACGGAGTAGATTACATGATACATTGTTGGAGCGATACACCTGTTATAGAGTTACGTAAAATCATAGATTTATTTGAGCAATCTTTGATACAAGTTAACAGATGTGTATTTTGTCATGAACAAGAATATGATACAGGAAGTATAAATCATAAGAAAAGCTGCGAGATAAGTAGAGCAAGAGATTTGTTAACAAGTTTATTATGCGGAGATGACTAAATGAACCAAAAAGAACTTGATTTAATATATATGAAAGAAGCTTATAGGGTTGGTTCTAGATTTAGTACCGACTATAGCACACAGAACGGGGCTATAATAACATATCCATACACCAATAAAATAGTTTCCTTTGGCGCTAATTATTTTCCAGATAAAGTTAAAGAAACTCCCGAAAGGTGGGAACGTCCATTAAAATATTCTTATGTAGAACATGCAGAAAGAAATGCTATTTATCAGGCAGCTAGTTGCGGTAAATGTACAAACGGATGTACTATGTATTGTTATTGGGCGGCTTGTGCCGATTGTGCGAGGGCAATCATACAATCTGGTATTAAAAGATTGGTTACACACAAAATTATCATGGATATTTCGCACGAACGCTGGAAGGATACGATTGAGTTAGCTTTCGGTATGCTAAGGGAGGCGGGCGTTCAGTTAGACCAAGTAGAGGATCCAATCGAGGAATATCAGATTAGATTTAACGGCGAGTTGTGGACACCAAATGGAAAACAAAATGACCAGAGAAATCTGCAAAATTTGCTATAAAGTGAATAGGGTGGGATTTAAAGTACCAGATGACTATTGGCGTCTTGTTATTCCAAGAATATTTAAAAACTCTGTTGTTTGTTTAAATTGTTTTATAGAATTAGCAGACGAACATTTTATTTCATGGGATAAAGAAATAGAATTTTATCCGGTAAGTTTTAAAACGCATTTGGAGATGACCAATGTGTGAATGTGGCTGTTCATCCTGTGGGGAATTTTGGAAGTTACCGGGACTAAAGGGAACTTTTTATATAGTCCAAAAATATCCCGGATGCAAGGGATGTTCTGCTCCATGTGGCGTAGTTATTCAAAAAATAACCAAAGAAAATCATGATTATGATTTTTATAACGAAACAAAAGATTTTGAATTTATAGGTGACGAATGTTTTCGGTTCGTCACAATAGGATTTTTCTCTCATGAGGATTTATATATCAAGCTTAAAAAGTATCTTATAAAATACTTTAAAGATAGAGATTGTTCATTACTAGAAGACGAAGATTGTAATTTACAACATTTGGATCATATTGATGCTGATACTATAGCAGAGGAATTTTCGGATGAATTCTTTAATGAAAAATAATATAGAATTAAATAAATTTAAAATTGAAATTAGACAAGCTTTGGCTGATTATATTTCATCAGAAGGATGTAGTTGTTGTCAAAGTATTGATAGACACAACAAAGCAGAAGCTGAATTGGCCAATCTTTTAGATGTACCCAAATATAGTGACGGAAGCGGATACGATTTTAGTAAATTTGAAACCAGCTAATCTGTCTTGCATGGTATATATTATGGAAAATGAAGATAAAAGATTAGATCAAATATTTCAGGACGAACATCCACTTTGTAATTTTTACAATCATTGTGATGAATGTCGTAAATATTGGAATCGTATGGTTTATGAAGAATTATGGGAACCATATAAAGGATGGACAGATAAGGCAATAGCAGAGTTTTTAAAATGAAAATATATGAATTAATGGTTAAGTTTGAATTTTCTTGGTATAATATAAGATGTTGGGTTCCGTTTAATGATTCCAAAGATAAAATTCCAGATTATCATGATTTGGCAGAACTTTTTAGAGCATTTTTATGTTCTGATTGGATCAGATTTCGTGATACATCACAACTTGAAATAGCAGAAACTCTAGGAGAAGAATTTACTTTAAATGCCGTAGAAGTAACTAATAAAGAAACTGGTATGGGTGTTGTATTTTATAGGGAATGGCCATGATGATAGAACAATGTAAAAAAGGGAATCATAAATTAGTCTTTATATATCGTAATTACATTAATCATTTAGAAGAAGATGTTGTCAGATGGTGTAATTTGTGTGGTTCTATAGTTATAGATTCAGAATCTGATGGAAGAATTTATCCGGGTACAATAATGAAGATGAAATCACCTTTAATTTTGAATGGAGAGATATAATGGATTTTATAGATTTGGCATTTAGATATATTAAAATATTTATCGCTTTTATAGCTGCGCTTTTAATATATTTCGGATATTTTATAGCAAGTTTTTTCAAGAGAAAATAAAAGAAAGGATATCAATGAAGTTTCGTAAAAAGAAAAGATGTTTAGGATGTGCTAATGTATGTAAATTGTTTTTGGGATTTTGTTGGAATTGTTGGAACGATAATAATTAGCGGAGAATAATATGAATTGGTATAGAATAACTCTTGTGGATGATTCAACATGTTTTTATGAGATAAATCTTAATGTTGATGGTCTAATATCAGAAATGTATGAGAATCATCCATTAAAAATTGAAAGAACTATTGTTTTAATTCCCCATAATCAAAATAACAAACAGGGGGTACTTGCTGTAGAGCCGAAAAAAATCAATCCCATGTTTATGAGTTGCGACGACAAACAAGAATATATTTGTGCGAACAAAATAGTATCGTTCGGCGTAGTAGATGTAGAGAGTGAAGCTTGGACCAAAATTTACGAAAACGTCTACAAAGAATCTAACTTAGTTAGACCAAATATGAGATTAGTTCTTCCGGAATAGGGATAATTTATGGCTAAATTAAAAGGACCAATTTATAAAGAAGTAAATACTCAATCATGTAACGAGTTACTGGAAAAATTATTAGCCACATGTCAAGAATTAGATTTTGTATGTAGGGCTAATGAACCGATTTCAAGAGGGGGGACAAGGGTGGGTTATGGGGTCAGCGAATCTAAGAAAGCTATAGTTTGTGACACCGTTATAAGTATAGTAAAAGAAATAAAGAAGATTAAGGGATGGTAGATATTTTAATTGGTTTTATATTACAGTCGATTATTGTATTATCTTATTTTTTGGATTGTTTAATAAACTTTTGTTTTTAAAAGGAAAAGAAAATGGTTAAGGGTGATAGTGTATCGGTTGTTAGTTGTCCAGAATGCGAAATTCTTCAAGGAAAAGTCGGAGTAGTAAAAGAAGTAAATGAAGCTGGCGATAAGGTTCGTATCAGTTTTGGTAAGGGTCGTCCACAAAAGGGTCGCCCCGAATGGTTTAATGTGTCTGGTCTACAAGTATCAGTACAAAGCAATGTCGGTTTGCAAGTTAACGGATTATAATATGGAATTACAAATTAAATGCGATTTATTGCGTGGGGCGTTAGATCAACTTATATCTGCTTCAAAAATTTGTATTGAAAATGGGTTTAATAATTCTTCGATACTTAAAAGATATTGTTATCAAGCCGAAGAAATACTTAAAAAAGTAGAATCTGATGCAAAACCAGAAAGGGGGGTTATGGCTCCTTATAGTGGGATTAGAGGGGTCTCTATGGACGGATTTATAAAGGATGAAATATGAATAATATTACAGATACACAAAGAATAGAATTTCTAGAGAAACAAAACAATGGCAATGACTGTATCTTTAGACAATCTACTACGGGTAGAGGCTGGAGATTGCATCAAACATCTGACAGGGAATGTGTGGTGTTAACGGGAATATCACCATTTTCTTCGGTTAGAAAAGCTATAGATTATGCTATTATGCAATCTATGCCTAAGATAGAAAATACTAATCAATTGGATGGTCATAATGCATAAGTTGGAACCTTGTTTAAGATGGATAGAGTCTTGGCGTACAGATACGAGCAATGTACTCAAAATGAAGTATTGGCAAAATAGGGCGTGGTATGCAGAGATTATCCTTAAAATATGTTTTAGAAATAAGACTAAAAATAGAGCCGAACATATTAGGGGTCTAGAACAAAAGATAGCTAATCAAGCACATCAAATACAATGTATGCAGGACACATTAGAACTTAGGAATGTGGAAAGAAAAGCTTTAAATATTTTGGTTGGTTGCGATGGCCCATGCAATAAACCGTACATGGATGATCCATCCAGTGTAACTCCAGAAGTAATAAGAATGGTAGATTGGCACTACAAACGCTTTATGAATTGGTGCAATAGGGGCGGATTCGAGGCTCATCAAAAATATATAGAGGAATATAAAGGAAGTAGATATGGACCTAAGTAAACCAATGTTTTCTTTTAAGAACAAAACAGATAAAGAATATTTAAAATTAAAACATAAAGCATATAAAAAAATAGCAAAAAGCATGAAGAGGGGCTTATCTCATTACACTTTATATTGCCCATCCGGTTGGTCCTATGAATTATGGGGGCATACGACAATGAAGCTGTCAAGAGATTTCGAAAAATTAGGAATAAAAAGTATTCCAAATATAAATAAAATAACATTCACATGGACTCACATATTATAATTTGGAGTAATAAATGAAAATTAAATTTAATTTAACAAAACCGGAACAAACCCATGTGTACTTTTCGGTCGAGCAAGAAAAAAGGGAACCACTTATCTATTATATTAATAATAAGATATTAACAGAAGATCAATTCTTAAATATTAATAATTTAATATTAGAAGGTAATTATTTTGGGGTTTTGGGTTATTTAGAGAAAATATCTAATTTATCATTAGATTATGTTAGCGTTTTTAATTTGTGTAATTTTATATTAAAAACATTTATATTGGAGAGGGTTTGATGCCATACATAAAACAAGAACATAGAAATTATTTAGATGGATATATAGTTGAATTGGCCACAAGGCTCATAGGGAAAAAAACACATAATAATATTTTATGTGGTGAATTAAACTATATAATTTTTAAAATCACAAAAATATTGACAAATCCAGATATTGTTGGTGGTGAAAAAAGTTATGCCAGATTTAATGCAATAATTGGTGCTCTCGAATGTTGTAAACAAGAAATATATAGAAGAATGATTGGCCCCCATGAAGATTCTAAGATCATTGAAAATGGTGATGTTATATGAGAATAATTAGTTTAGAAGCTGAAAATGTAAAATGTCTTAAGGCTATTTCCATTAAGTTCGATGAAGCCGTATTGGTGATAGGTGGTGACAACGAGCAAGGAAAATCTACTATTCTAGATTGTATAGAATATGCCATGTGCGGTTCAAAGAAAATCCCGCCGAAGCCTATTCGTAATGGTCAAGATAAGGCAAGAATAGTTTTAGAATTAGATGATATAATTGTTACTCGAACATTTACTAAAAATGGTACAAATCTTGTGGTTAAAAATAAAGATGGGGCAACATTTCCTAGTCCACAGGCTTTATTAGATAAACTTATCGGCAATTTATCTTTCGACCCGTTGGCGTTTTCTAAAATGGATTCGAAGAAACAAATAGAGACACTAAAAAAGATTACTGGTTTAGATTTTGATTCTCTAAATAAAGACTATAAAAAGTTTTTTGATGAAAGAACAGAAGTAAATAGGAGGGGGAAAGAATTAAAAGCACAGTCTGATGCCATTACATACCATAAAGATTTGCAAGACAAGGAAGTGTCTGTGTCTGATCTGTCTAAAGAATTAACTGATGCGTTGGAGCAGAATCAAAAAATTGATGAATTAGAAAAAGATATTACCAGCAAGACAATTAGGATCAAAGAAATAGAAACTTTAATAAAATCTCTTGAAGAAGAAAAATCTAATCTGCGAAAAGAATTAAAGTCAGATAATGAAAAGCTAGAATCTTTCGACGTTTGCGATATCAATATTATTAAAAATAAACTGTCCTCAATAGAGGATACAAATAAAAAAATAAGAGAAAATCAAAAGAAGAATGCATTAGAAAAAGAATTAGAAAAACTTAGAGAAAAGTCCCAATCATTATCTGAAAAGTTAATAACCGTAAACGAAACCAAAAAAGAACTTCTATCTAATGCTAAGTTCCCGGTAGAAGGCTTGTCTTTTGAAGAAGTTGGGGATGAAACCATTTTAACTTTTGAAGGCTTGCCGTTCAGTCAGTGTTCTACTGCGAGACAAATAAGGATATCTGTTGGTATGGGATTAGCATTGAATCCAAGCCTTAAGCTATTATTTATTAGGGAGGGTTCCTTGTTAGATCCTAGTAACCTTAAAATAATATCTGATATGGCAGAAGAAGCAAAAGCACAAATTTTAATAGAAAGAGTTTCACAAGGTAAAGAATGTTCTATCGTAATAGAGGACGGCGAACTTGTTTAAAGAAATTTATAAAGATACAAGATGGATTTTTACAATGATATTTCCATTTTTAGAAAGAAATTACGATCTATATTTGGCTGGTGCAATGTCTGGTGTGATACTACATAATTACCCCACGTTCATACATTATGCAAATGAATTAAGAAAATTGGGATATTCTGTATGGAATCCAGCGGAATTTAATAATGTAGAAAAATCTCCACAAAAATGTATGAAAGATGATATTAATGCTATAATCAATAAATGTGACAACATAGCTATCTTGCCCGGAAATAGATGGAGATCATCTATAGGTGTTAACACAGAAATAAACATTGCGCATGTATGCGGAAAAAAAGTTTTTCAGATTATAGACAGGGATGGTGTTATTAGTTTAAAAAGATTTTACACAAGAGATATTAGATCATATTGTTATACAAAAGACAGATACAGGAATGATTCTATATATTCTTCTTTCTTGAATCCCAAATAATTTTAAAATTTTTAGAATTTACTATGTCGTCTGCAACAATAATATTTTTTCCAAATCTTTTTTTAGGTGTTATAAGTTTTGGATAACAACAAAAAATTAATTCGGTACAACTTACTTTGTTGGAATCATTAAAATCGAATAAAAAATCATATTCCATATTGACAATTGATTTTGCTAATTTAATTGCCCTTTCTTTATGCTTTTCGTGAGGTCGAAGAACAATCATAACATCGGTACGCATAAAATTAATAATATCTTCTATTATAACCCCTTCTGATACGGCATGAATAACTAACTCGCCTTCTCCCCCAAAAAAGAATCCGGCGTGTGTAAAATATCCTGGAATGAAATATTTGTCTATATATTGTTCAGATCTAGATAATAGTACGTCACCGGCTTTTATTATTTTTGCTACCTGTCTATAATCTTCTCCCTTTAATTTGTATCCAGGAGCATTGATGATAAACCAGAAAGGTTTTTTTATACCGAAAAATTTAAGATCACCGACGAATGTAACAAATCTAGACCATATTTTATAAAATGATTTTATCACATATTATTAATACACTTTTTTATCTTGTTTATTTGCAATAAATTATATTCACAATATAATTCATATAAACTTTCGAAATCTAATTCGAAATCATCATTAAAAGGAATGAGTTTATCCTTAAAATTTGGATTATTTTCTATAATCTTATTTCTTATTATTGAAATACATTTTATTGCATCAAAATCTAAAGATATTGGTTTTTCTGGTGGTTGAACATGTCTTTTTTGGGCAAGTTCACATTGTTTGTGATATACTAATTGTATGGCAGAATCGTGTATAAGCGAGTTCCATTTTTTTAATAAAAATATAGATAATTGTTTATTCAAACTTTTTCCTCATTGAAGAAACTATTTCTTTTGCTGATTCTGTTGCTAGTTCGCATAAATTTTCTTGAAATTTTAAAATTATATCAGAAGAATATTTTCTTCTAACATTAAATGGTCTTTTGTCTATTGGATTTTCAACGCTTACATTTACGTATAGAAAATATTTTTCATATTTAAAATTCACAGACCATTCTTTAGGAATATTAACCCATAAAAAATTTAAGAATGTATTGACTTGATCTGGTAAAGTTTTTTTCATAATAATTTATACACTATTTGGATTAAATAAAGTAGCATTACATTCGACGTTTTTTAGTTTTTCTATAATAGTATACTTAACCCTGTTCCAGTCTAATCCGCCATTTCCACAACCCAATGGTGGAATTCCTATTGTTTTATTTGGATTCTTGTGTAGATAAGCAGAAAGTTCGTTCAATCCATGTTCTATATATGAATATTTTGACGGATTACGCCAATGGTCTTTCGTTGCAAAATTTATAATCCATTCATCATTATGTTTCCAAATCCATATGTCGCCCGGACAAAGTTCTTTTCGAAGGCATACCTTTCTATATTCACGAAACATTTTTGGATAACGTTTTTTGAATTCTAGGGCTATCCCCTTTCCCATTATTCCATAACAGTTAACGGTATTGACTATTATATCAAATTTGTAATCAAACAGATTTCCATCTACAAAAGAAATCATTAACGATTATCTCCCGAACCGCTAAGAACATTTCTATTTTTTCTGTCTAGAAGTTTAGCTATATTAGTATCTAGAACCTGCTCTATATTTATATTCATTTTACCAAGGAATCTTTTAAGTTCTTCTATCAATCCATAAATATCATGATTTATAAAACCCATTGTATAGATATCGTTGCCACGTATTATTTCTCTGCAATGCGAAACTACATTATTTATAGAGTTGTGTAGAAGCAACATAGAATCATATATTCCATAATTATCTATAATAAAATTAAGACTATCAAAATTATTACACTGTAATTCTATTTTTAATTCACTACATATTGTGCTTATATACCAAAAAATATCTCCAGCTTCTTTTATAATATCATTTCTTTTTGTCTCTGTAATCTGATAATTATCATCTCTTATTGCTTTTTTTAGTTTCTCTGAAAGTTCCCCGAATTCTCCAATTAATCCTAGAGTTGGATATGTTAAATTTTCACCAATATTTGGATATACGGCAGTGCTTCTTGCCGCCCTTTGGTATTCTTTTATGTTCATAATTTATTCCTTTATATATTTCATAATATCATCTAAAACTTCATCTGCCAAACCTATATTGACCACTTCTTTCGCTGTATATATTTTATCTATAGTACAAAGTTTCTCTATTTGGGAAGTAGTTATTTTGGGATTTTTGATTTTCATTTTTTCTTTATATATGTTATACATTGTCAACCTATCCATTTCAGATCTTTTTGCCCACACCTCAACGTTTTTAGCGTGACCAGAAAGATTTGTTGATCCATCATGTATAACAAACTCGCAATTTTGTGATATGACTCTTAAATCTGCTGCTTGTATTATTATAGATGCCATACTTGAACAATTACCAACAGCTATTATAGTTATATAGCATTTTGATGATTTTATTGTATCGAATATAGCCATCCCATGAGACCATTCCCCACCTATATTATTCATTATTATGATTATCGGTTGTTCTGATATAGAATTAAGATATGTTATACTTTTTATTATTTTTTCTGCCATAGAAAAATCTGTACCAGATTCACTACCATCTTCTTCTTCGAATAATGAACCCATATAGACGATTCTTTTTGGAACGAATACTCCGTAATCAAAGTATCTGTCTAAATCATCTTTAGAATAACGCGGCATATCTAAATCCCATTAAAATACAATATATCTGATAGTATTTGTTCTTTATGGTTGAATGTGTAATCGCCAAACTTTATTCCGTGATTATTTAGGAAATTTTTTATCATATTGTTTATTTTAACTGCCTCATTCTTTGTATTATATCTTATGCCATTTTCTTTATACCTCATAAGATTTAAAAAGAATATTTGTTGATATTTACACAATCCTTCCAAGCTTCTTTTATAAAGCTTGCTTAATAATATATTCTTGTCATTAATATCTATATTTTCGGATATCAATAGACCGTAGACATACGAAAGAAATGTTGGCGAATCGGAAATCACCATATTGCATTTACTTAAAGAATTGTTCTCTCTTGTGTTTTGACATTCCCATATCATGTACTGATCATTTATGTTTGGTATTTTATCATACTTCTGTATAAATGAGGTAGCATATTCTATTGGACAAAAAGCCCGACCGCCGAATTCTGTGTTTATTTTGTTTGTTATCCACTGTGCCGTACTGGTTTTGCCGCTAGAAGGAGCACCACAAATAGCTATTTTTCTTTTGAAATAATCCCAAGCTGATAATGGACAAGTTATAAATTTCCCGTGCAAATCTGAAATAAAATTTTCTAATCGCGGTGGATCATTACCATTTAAAGACTCTATCTCTAAAATTAAAATTCTCATTGGTTCAGAAATTATATCCAATGTAATTATATAATCATTTGGTTCAATATGCAAGATTTGTCGTTTTTTGATAATTTTAAGACTTGATTTTTCTTTAAGGAGATTAAACCAATTTTCGCCTATGTCTTGATTCTCTTCTTTCCTTCCTTCTTCTTTTTTCCCATCTGACTTATGCTCCATGCAAAGTTTGCCATTCTTTTTTCTTATTCTAATATTTTTATTGAGATAATAATCTTCTATAACATCTGTTTCTACGGGGGTTGAGGAATAGTATGGAAAAAGTTTTGTTATTTTAACAATGTCTTTGAATCTAAATATATAACTTCTTTCTTTTTCTATAAACATTTTATTTCTTTTAAAAAAAGAGAGAGGTCGCACCATTCACATCTTATATTTTTATTGGAATCACACATTGGACAAATCCATTTAAAATTATTTGTAAGAAAATATATATTTAAAATTCTATATATACAATCTTCACACACATATAACCGTCCACAAATTGTCTTTCCTGAATTGTCAGTCTTATTAGAGAGACATGCCACGCAATTCTGCATTTATAATCTTTCTTAATTTTTCAACAACCAACATATAATGATTATGATATAATTCTATATAATCTTTAACATTCCATTCTTCATCTAGAATGGGGGGTTCGCTTGATATTAATTCTGTCAAATCTGGTCTTAAATAATATAATTTATTCTGAATTTCTTTTTGTCTTTTTTCTGACACATAATCAAATATTATTTTTTTACCATCGTTAGAAAAAATACGAGAGTCAAGACCATTTTTCATTTTAGAAGCATTTTTTATACTGTCACGAGCGCATGTTTTGATTATCTCTATCCAAGAATCAATCAACAATTGTACTTCTTCAAAATTATTCATGTATTATTTCCCTTATTTTTTCTATATAATATTTGCTACAATCTATACCAATACAATTCCTTTTTAATTTTTTGCAAACTATAGCCGTAGTACCACTTCCTACGAAGGGATCTAAAATTGAATCCCCAACCTTACTATGCCCCAATATTATACGTTCCAAAAGTGCTTCCGGATGCTGGGTGCAATGAAATTTTCTTTTTTCTTTGAACGTTCCGCATATCCTTGGGAAATCCCAAACATTATCGGGCATTTTACCACCCGTAGCTGCTCTTTTATCCCCATACTTTTCTTGTCTTGCGCTCGGTACTTTAATATTTTCAGGATAAATTATATCTCTGTTTAACCAATATATTGGTCTGATAGAAGGGGTATATCTTGTTTTATTAGATTGACCAAATGTGTATCTCCAATAAAGTCTTTGTATTAAATTTACTTCTTCTTCTGATACTAAATTTTCAATAATTGGAGTCCATTTAGTTGCAAAACTTATGAAAACTGGACCGTCACACATAGTACAGGATTTTAATATCCAGTGCTTTAGTAGTGTTATGTAAACATCATTCTTTAAATTGTCATTATAATTTTCGTATTTTCTTCCTTCATTATCCGGTGGATCAAGGAATATTAAATCGAATCTTTGATGTGTGATATATTCTTCAAATTTTCCAGCTATAAGATTAATCAAGTATTATTTTCCTTTTTAAATTTTTACTTTTAATTTCGTGATTATCTCCGCTAGGATTTAAAATTCTTTTTTCTAGTTCATCTATTGGTTTTTGATTTTTACCTGTTAGCTGTCTTTTGCTTATACTTTTAAAATATTCTAGTCCATGCGGATATATGCATCCAGAATACTTAGATTCAAAGAATATTAACGCCAATTCTGCCTTTTGTTTGGTCTTATAATCTCCCATTACAAATTTTTCATTTGTGCCACAATCTGTAAAAATTATAGAATATGGCTGATAATATGGGAGTGAATTTTTTATTATTTCTAATGTGTTTCCCATACAATATTATATCTATTTTACAATTTTTTGTTTTTTAAAAGAAAATAAATATATCTATTCGTTATAATAAGTTATGGGACTTAGTGTATAAGTTTTTATATGAACGTTAAATTTGGATTGAAAATTAAAGAAACCGCAAAACTTTGCGCTAAGGCTATAAAGGATATTGTTGTCCAAGATCCAAAAGAGGAAGATGCTATTGATAAAATAATAGCCGAGGCTGAAAATAATGGAAGTAACACAAGAATTAATAAACAAAGCAACCCCGATAATAAATAAAATAGCGAAACAACGAAAAGACAAATATGCATTTGCCTATTTTGATTCTAAAGATATATTTCAAGAAATATGGTTAATGTGTTTAGATGCGCTTAAAAGATATAGGCCAGAATTTGGTGAATTAGAAAACTTTTTAAACAAACACGTTTCGCACAGAATAAGAAATTTAAAAAGAGATAAATATTTCAGGCCAGAGAAAGACCCAAATTTATCATCAAGAACTATGAATAGAATAAATATTATTAATGCTATTCCTATGGGCCATAATGACATACAAAACGTATCGAATATATCATCAAATCGTCTTTCTGAAAAAAATCCATTAGATTATTGCATATCTAAAGAATTAGAAGAATATATTTTAAACAATATTCCGAAAGAAATGATTTCGCATTTTATATTGTTATTAAGTGGTGAAAAAATAAAGAAAAGAATATTAGCTTCCTTAAGAGAAAAAATCTTAATTATAGTTGAGAAATATAATGCATCCCAAAATCAGTAAACAACTGCCCAAAAATCCAGAAGCGATTAAGATATTAAAAGATATGTCTGATCAAGGATTTACTTCTGAAAAAATAAGAGATAGGCTAGAACAAGAATTTGGACATAAGTGGAGTATCGAAACAATAAGAAGGTGCAGGGCTAAATTAATACCAAATAAATCTAATAATATAATTCCAATAAAAGAAAATACCAATCCCACCCTATCAACACCTCCTCCGGGATTCAATCAAATAGAAAAGGCACAATGGTTTAGAGATCAATTTAAAAAAAGTCATTTATTCAAAAATTTAAAAAATCAATTTACAATCGAAGAAATAACTGGATATCTAGAAGAATATGGAAATCTTTGCTGTCAATTTGAAGATATTGTTTTTAGTGAATTTTTTCAAATAGATGATTTTTTAAAACATAGAATATTAGTTGATAGACAACTTAATTTTATGAGAACATTACAAGAAGAAGTCAATGAATTAAATGAATGGCTTCTTAATAACCCAATCAAAGAAGATGAATCTAAAGAAAAAAAACAGGAAAGAGTTTCTTATTTTCAAAAAATAGAGGGTGCAAGAACTGGTTTAAATAGGGCAGCGGATAGATATGATAAGTTAGTAGCAGAAAGAAATAGAATATCGTCCAATTTGGCCGCTACAAGAAAAGATAGAATAGAAGAATTAAAAGGTGGGAAAGAATCATTTTTCAGTTTGGTCGCAACCATACAAGCTTCAGAAGCCGAAAGAGAAAAACAGGGTAAATATGCTGTTTTAACTAAATTAGCTTCTGAAGATATTAAAGAAGCCTTTAGAAAACCAGTAGAATTAGCTGACGGATCTCGCGAACCACTACTTATGGATGATTCAACATTTTTAAAAGAAGATAGTGAAAATGAGTAGGATGGTTTTGCCAGAATATTTTGTCATAAGAGATACTAGAGAAAAGATCGGTTTTGGGTGGGATTTTCCCAAACAATTAAATACTAAAAAACCTCCTCGTTGCAATGGCACATTAATTCAAAAATTAAATACAGGAGATTACAGTATAGTTGGATATGAAGATATACTTTGCATAGAAAGAAAAGATGATTATAGCGAAATATGGACTAATTATAGTTCGAGAGTAACTTTCGAAAATGAGATGGAAAGGATGACGGTATTTAAATATAGATATGTTCTTATTGAATCAATACTAACAAAAGAAACTATGGATTTAAGTCCTTGTCAATTTACTCGTTCTGTTCCGGGAAAAGCGGTTGTTTCTTGGTTGATTTCATTATCAATCAAATACGATGTGCATATAGTTCCAGTTGGTTCATGCGGACAACAATATGCGCAACTTATTTTTCAGAATGTAATTAAAAAAGAAAAATCTAGATGGGCCATACAAAATGAATAATATTAGTTGTATAAAAGATTGTTCTCAAACTATAGCCCTGAATGAAATTCTTCAAACCGAACAAGGAAGTTACGCCTATCTTTTCCCTTATCGCAATAGGGTTCCTATTGTTAAAAAACATATATTTAGTGATATTAAATCTTCTAAAAAGAAAGTCGATGAATTTGTAATAGAAAAAATGCTCGACACAGATTATATAGGATGGACAGCGAAATGTATTTTGGGAGAATCTTATGGAAATTTGTTTCCCATTCAAATAGCTATTTTACAAACACTATGGAAAACGCCATTCCCACTCCTTATAGCGTCACGCGGAGGTAGCAAGAGTTTTATTCTTGCTGTTTATGCTATTTTAAAAGCATTATTAGATCCCGGTGCAAAAATAGTTATTGTTGGTGCTGGTTTAAGACAGGCTAAGTTGGTTTTTGCCTATATAGAAAATATATGGAACTCTGCACCCGTATTAAGGAGTATAGTTGGTGGTGGTAAAAATGCTGGTCCAAGACAAAATGTAGATCAATGCTATTTTAGAATTGGTCCATCTATTATACAGGCACTTCCAATGGGAGATGGGTCAAAGATTAGGGGTTTTAGGGCTACATGCATTATTGCTGATGAATTTGCTTCAATTCCAGAAGATATTTTCGATGTGGTTGTCAGAGGATTTACTGCTACAACAAAAACTCCAGTCGATGAAGCAAGAAGATTGGCAATAGAAAAGAAAATTGAAGAATTGGGCATCCCCAATAATTTAAAAAGCGATTTTGTTAAAAAATCAAAAGGAAATCAGATTATATATTCTGGAACAGCATATTATCAATTTAATCATTTGGCAAAAAAATTTGATATGTGGAAAGATATAATTTCTAGTGCCGGAGATATGAATAAAGTAGCAGAAATATTTGGTGGCGCAAATAATATTCCTGAAAATTTTGATGTAAAAGATTATGCATTAATAAGATTGCCTAGCAATTATTTACCCGATGGTTTATTGGATAAAAGACAATTAGCTCATGCGAAAGCTACTTTACCTAAAAATATATATGATATGGAATATAACGCCATATTCATAAAAGATTCAGATGGATATTTTCCTAGATCATTAATAGAATTATGTACAGTAAAGCCCTCTGCTTTTATAATGACATCAGATGGAGAAGTATCTTTCACACCACTAATGAGGGGTGTAACTAAAAGAAGGTATGTTATTGGTATAGATCCCGGTGCAGAAAGGGACAGGTTAGCAATAACTATATTAGAAGCTTGGAGAAGTCACTATAGGGTTGTTTATTGTTGGTCAACAAATAAAGAAGAATTTAATAAATGCAAAAAACAGGGATTCACACAAGAACATGATTACTATTCTTATTGTTGTGCTAAAATAAAATCTTTAGTTAGATTATTTAATCCGATAAGAATAGAGATGGACAGTCAAGGTGGTGGTTATCCCATTTCAGAAATGTTAAGATCTAAAAAGGGACTAGACAAAGAAAGCGGCGATTTTCCAATATATGAAGTTGTTGATCCAGAAAATATAAAAGAATACGATGGAGAATCTGATGGTCCACATATTTTAAATCTTGTTCAACAATCTAATGAATTTAATGCTTATGCTAATGGAATATTGCATAAGAGTTTAGAAACTCAAAAACTTCTGTTTCCCGCTTTTGATACAGTAATAATGCAAGCAGCCCTAATAGCAGAAAAATCTTTAGAAATAAATACCGATACATATGAAGAATGTGTTTATAATATAGAAGAATTAAAAAATGAATTATGTACAATTCAAAGAAGCGAAACCACAACGGGCAAAGAAAGATTCGATACTCCTACGAGTGTAACTTCTGCTATAGTTGAAGGCAGATATAAAAAAGGTAGATTAAGAAAAGACAGATATACAAGTTTATTATTGGCTCATAAATATATTTATTCTTTGGATGTTACGCCGGAAAGTGGTATTGACTACAATAATGTTGCTGGTAATTTCAAGAAAATAAAGAATGTAGATCCTAATATGGGTCTCTATACTGGACCGGGACTAGCTGGATTTACAAATTCAGATTCTTGGAATAAATATAAAGGAAAAGGATTGCAAAATGGCGAGATTATTTAATTGGTGTATAAACAATTGTATTATAATGCGATTACGATATGAATAAAAAAGAACCCATGTATATTAAAGCGACAAATCAAAATCTTAAGAATCACTCTATTCCAGATGAAAATGTATTAATGAATAATAGGTCAGTCGCATCAACCGATCCAAGATTGATGGCTGGTTTTAATAAATTCGATACAGATTTTCATAGACCGGAAGATAGAATTCCAACAAAACATCATGATATAATTCAATTATGTCAAAGTGTTTATAAGAAAAATGGATTTATAAGAAATATAATCGACCTTATGGCAGATTTTTGCTCAGAGGGTTTAGATATAAGACACCCAATAAAAAGAGAAGAAAGATTTTATAAGAGGTGGTCTGAACAGGTTGATCTTCAGGGTCGTGCTCATGATTTTATGAAGCTTTTGCTTAGAGATGCTAATGTTATTGTTAGAAGAAAAGAAGCAACTATAACTAAACCAATTACTAAAGAAATGACCAAGGCTTTTTATGATTTTTCTATAGATAATGTTGACGAAAGAAAGGTAAATGAAAAACCCGAAAAAATAAATAAAAAGAAAGAGAAAATTGAAAAAAATATAATTCCTTGGGGATATACTTTTATTTCTCCGGTTATAGTTGAAAAAATCGGTGGACCAGTTGGCAGATTTTTTGGTAGTTCTAATATAGGAATGAGAATTACTAATGAGCTTGCCAATTCTATTAAAAATCCAGCAACGGATGCAGAAAAAGAATTTATATCTAAACTGCCAAAAGAAGTAATATCTGCCGCTAATAAAGGATCTAGAATTATAGCGCTAGATCCATCAAAAATGTATATAGACTATTACAAAAAAGATGATTGGGAAGATTGGGGAACACCATTTCTTTATGGTATCATAGAAGATTTGCTTTTAAAAGACAAAATGAAACAGGCAGATAGATCTGCATTGGATGGAGTTATAAACACAATAAGACTTTGGAAATTGGGTGATTCTGAAAATAAAATACTCCCAACACCAGCGGCTGTTAATAAGCTCTTGAATATTCTTCAGCACAACGTTGGCGGTGGGAGCAAAGACATTGTTTGGGATGATATGATTGATCTTCAGGTAGAATATCCTCCCACCGACAAAATATTAGGATCAGATAAATACAAGAGTGTTAATTCAGATATAATTAAAGGTCTTGGTATTCCAGATTCACTAGTCGGAGGCACCGATCTTGGAACAAGAAATGCACAGACTGGTTTTATACAGTTAAAAACATTAGTTGAAAGACTAGAATATGTTCGTGATAAATGTGCTAAATGGATACAAAATGAATTAGATATTGTCGCCAAGGCAATGGGTTTCAAGACTTCTCCGTTTATAAGTTTTGAAAATATGTCATTAAGAGACGAATCGGCAGAGAAGCAATTAATGATTCAATTATTAGATAGGGGACTTATTTCAGTAGAAACTGTTCATAAAGTTTTTGGAAATAATTTTGTTGTAGAGTTAGAAAATATAAGATTAGAACAGGAAATAAGAGATAAAGAACCTAAAATTTTAGAAAAGGCAAATCCGTATTATAGACCTCTAAGTGTTATGGAATTTCAAAAGCAAACACAAATTGAACTTGAGGAGCTAAAAAATACAGAAAATTTGAGTGGTGATCAACCAAAACAGGAACAGATTTCTGGCCCAGGAAGACCATTGAATACCAGAGATATTAACAAAAGAGATATCAGAACTCCTAAATCATTATCTTTCCTAAAAGCTAAAGCGGAAGAATTTATAACTGATATAGATTCTATAATGGATTCACTGTATTTATCAAAAAATAATATAAAAAATATTAGATCTATGACCAAGAAACAAAAAGATGAACTTCAAAATATAAAATATTTGATTATATCTAATATTAAATATGACGATATTATTACTAAAGAATTAATAATAAATATAGTAACAAATCCGTCTAATAAAAAAATAAATATGTTTAATAAAACACTTAAAGAACTTGTAAATGAATATAAATTAATGAATGAAAAAGAAATATCTATCAGTGTTTATAAATCTCTTGCATGTTCGACTTGGGCTATATTAAATTTAAATGGTGTAAAATAAACATATGCATTATAATTTAGGGGATTACCTATGTCTTTAAGTGATAAATATATTAAAACTATAGAGGAAATAAAAGAAAAATTTTCAATAGGTGCTTTTGGAGACAAATCATTTCCCGATGCTGCTTTTATAGTAGAAAAAGATGCAGAAAAAGATAATTCCGGGAAAACATTACAAAAATTCAGACATCTGCCACACCATAATAAAAATGTTAAAAGCCCGACAGAAAATACATCTGTGGATCTTCCGCATCTTCGCAACGCATTAGCAAGAGTAAATCAGGTAAAACCAATTAAAGAAGATAAGTCTGGATATGTATCTAGAGCCAGATCTCATCTTGAACGCCATGCTAAAATTTTACTTAAAACCAGTAAAGGATCTGAGAATTTTAAAGAAATCGAAGCAATCTGTGCAGAATTTAATATAAATATTAATGATGAAAATGAATCATTAGCTAATATAAAAATAATGAAGAACGGCACAGAAGATGCACCCTATTGTGTCATGCAAGATGGTAAAAGAGTTAAATGTTATAAAATGATGAAAGATGCTAAAAATCACATGGATAATATGATGAAAGGGTAATTTATGGCAATGGTTGTTATATCATTAGATACTGGTAGTAGGCAATGTACTTTAACTATTGATGGCGCTTTGGTTTCTGCTGATCAAGTAATGTTTCATAAAGGCACACACTATAATGGTGATCCAATGTTAATGTTTAGATATGAAACACAAATATCTGATAATAATGGACTTATGCAAAGTATTGAATATGAACTTCCTCAACCAGATATGAATATGGAGGGGTGCGTTATTGAGAAAAATGGATTGGCATCAAAAATTATTGATAAAAGCAAGAAACTTATGAAGGATATCGCCAATTTTATTGGGAAATAAAAATAATGCCTGAAAAGTGTTTACTTTAGATTTAATTTGTGTATAAAAACTTTATGAAGGTATTTTCTCAAGAAAAAAATGATGGTCTTTCTGACCTTTTGAATAAAAGTTGTGCTAATATTGAATGCAAATTTACTACAATTAAAAATTCAAACTCTTTTGCTGATTTATTAAAAGAATTATCTATAGCAAATGAAATCAAATCTATTAAAGACCTTATTGGTCAAGATCAACCAGATTTGGCATTTATTGTTTCTATTCTAGTTAGTGCTGGATGGAACCTTAATGATGATATTTTTGTTCCTTCTGAATTATGGAAAGCTAGATATACACCAAAACATAAACCCATAAATAATGAGCACGATGGAACAGATATATTGGGTCATATTATAGACAGCAAAGCTGTTGATAAAAATGGTAAAGAGATTAATCTCGTAGAATCTGATGTTATCCCAGAGGAATTTGATATAGAAGTTGCTGGTGTTTTATATAAATCTTTAACACAACTTAAAGAAAAAATAGGTTCTGTTATAGAAAAAGCTAATAATGGTGAATTATTTGTTTCTATGGAATGCTGGTTCGATGATTTGTCTTATGGAATTAAAGATTCTACAACTGGTAAAACTACCGTAGTTGAAAGAAAAGAAGAAACTGCATTTTTAACAAAACATTTAAAATCTTATGGGGGAAGTGGTGAATATAAGGGATTTAAAATAGGAAGAGTTCTTAAGAATATTGTATTTGGTGGACAAGGGTTGGTTAAAAATCCAGCTAACCCAGAATCTGTTATAAAAATTGCTGCTAACTTAAAAGGGGGTGTAAATATGGATGAAACTTTAAAGAAACAATTAGAAGAAGCATTGGCTAATGCTGCTAATAAAGACAAACAGATTGAATCTCTTACAAAAGAATTAGAATCTGTTAAGGCACAAAATGGTATTTTCGAAACGAAGGTCAAAGAAGTGGATCAAGAAATACAAAAACTTCTTTCGCAATTGTCAACAGCCGCAGAAGATATTAAGACTTTAGAGGTTGATAATGCTGATCTGACTAAGAAATTTGATGAAGTTACCGAAAAATTTAATAAGGTAAATGACGAATTACAAAAGATCAATAAAGCAAATGTTACAAAAGAAAGGGTTGAAAAACTTTCTAAGGTTAAGACACTTGCAGAAGCAGAAATTAAAGAAGTTTCTGAAATGTCCGACGATACATTTAATACCGTTCTAAAGTATGCTAGTATTAATCCAGTAAAATCTGAAACAAAAACAGAAACTACAGAAGCTTCTGTTGAAGTAGAAGCAAAAGAAGAACCAGCATTTCAGGGCGGGACAGATAATATTGAAGATAAATCTGCGGAAGTGGCGGTGGCTACAGCAAGATGTTTACTTGGTATCAAAGAAGAAAAAGGGGGTGAATAATGGCTCTAAGACCAGATCGTGATTATGCAGAAGTTACTGATATTAGTAATTTTTGGTCAGAGGTTGCTGCACAAAATACCCAAGAAAAAGGTGGTATTGCATGTGTAGAAACTGCGGGTTCGGGTGTTGCATTGGATGATGTTACTAACGTAGTTCAATATGCGGACAGTGCTTCGGGTGCTGTTCCAAAGGGTGTTCTATTACAAGACGTTAATCCGCCAATGAGTACGACTCGTGATTTTAAGAACTTTGCAAATATGGAAGTTCGTCCGGGTGAAAAAGTTACATTACTTCGTAAGGGGTGGCTTGTTACAGACATGATAGATGGTACACCAGTTGTAGGTGGTGGCGCTTATGTAGGTTCAAGCGGTTTGATTTCGGCAACATCGGGTACTGCTTCGGCTCGCATCGGAAGATGGGAAACAACGCTAGACGCTGATGGATTTGCTAAGGTTTATATTGATATTTAATAGAAGGGGGTGAAACAGAATGAAGTCAAAAAACAAAATACAAAAACCGACTCAAGAGATGATAAATCTTTTGAAAGATACTGGATCTAATGATCATGTTGTAGCCGATAAGGCTATGCAAGCATTGGCTGCTGCTCTGCAAGAACCTCTTCGTGAAGGTCTATTGAACGGAGATATCATCAATGGTATTTTTTCCGTAGAAGTTTTACAGCCAGGAGCAACTGCTGAATATTCACTAGATCTTTATCAGCAACATCAAGATGGTCAATATGTTGCCTATCAGGTTCCTAGCGAGGGTGCTATTCCACAAAGAACAGTTTCGTCTGATAGTATTACTGTTCAAACATTCACTATCGCAAATTCAATCGATTGGCCTCTTAAGTACAGTCGTGATGCGAGATGGAATGTGGTTTCTCGTGCTATGGAAGTTATGAACAATGGATTTGTTCGTAAGATCAATACTGATGGATGGCATGCGCTTATTACTGCTGCCGCTGGAAGAACAGATTTTAATGGTGGCGCGCCTATGGTGTTTGATAGCGCTGCTGCTGTTGGTCAGTTCACCAAGCGACTTGTTAGTCTCATGAAGACTTCTATGGCTAGATTAGCTGGTGGTAATAGTGCTACACCAAATCGCGGTCGCCTAACCGATCTTTATATTAGTCTTGAAGCATTAGAAGATATAAGAAATTGGGACATAGACGACGTAGACGATTTCACCAGAAGAGAAATATTTGTAGCATCAGATAGTGGTGGTCCATTGGCATCAATTTATGGTGTTCAATTGCATCCTCTATTTGAACTTGGTGTTGGTCAAGAATATCAAACATTCTTTGAAACACTAGGCGTAAGTATGGGAACAAGCGACGAAGAAATTGTTGTAGGTCTTGACTTAAGCACCAATGATTCATTCGTTATGCCAGTTCGTGAATCTCTTACAATTTTTGAAGATCCTGCTCTGCATCGCAGACAGAAACAAGGGTTCTATGGGTGGCAAGAACACGGTTTTGCGGTGCTCGACCCACGGAGGGTTATATTAGGCTCCCTGTAGGGTTATTATGGGTAGTTTATAATTTCAAAATAAAAGATCAGGCCGTGAACCAACGGCCTTTTCTTTCGTACTATATTGTAGGCTGACAAGGATTATAAGGTAATATGGTTATTGGAGCATAAAGTGAATCAAAAGAAAATAAATGTAAATTTGGCTATAAAGTTATATAGAGATGAAAAAAATACACTGGAAGCTGTTTCTAAAATAGTCGGATGCTCCGTTGGTACATTAGTTACAAGATTGAGAGAATACGGTATAACTATAAGATCTTCTGGGGAGTTTAGACAAAAAGCTACTTTGGAACAATTAAAACATGATTATGAAACACTTGGATTATCCACTATAGAAATAGCTAAAAAATACAATATGAATGAGTCTTCTGTATACGGAAGATTAAAAGATAATGGCGTTCAAATTAGAACAAGAAAAGAAGCTGTTAACAGACAAATACCTTTATCAGAACATCCAAAAATTTGTGATCTTTACATAAATGATAAAACACAAAACTGCGGTAAAATAGCTAAATTATATAGTGTTCATAAAACCACTATAGCTAATATACTCAGGAATAATGGTATAATATTGGAAAAATCTATTGGCGAAAGAAATCCATCATTTAAAGGTGGTATAACGCCGCTGCATACAAGGATACGACATTGCGAAAAAGGAGAATTTTGGAAAAGAGCGTGTTTAGAAAGAGATGAATATAAATGTAAAATAACCGGAGAAACTAAAGATTTACAAGTTCATCATTTCCCAAGAACATTTTCTGAAATATTCGAAGATTTTTTGAGATTATATCCAGATTTAAGACCAATAGATAATTCCGATCAATTGTTTGAATTATCACAAAATTATGAACCTTTTTGGGATATAAGTAATGGAATAACAGTTTGTAACTCAGTACATAAAAGATTGCATACAAATAATGGTATAACGGACGAAGAAATAATAGCCCTACATAAACAAGGATGGTCGTGCGAAAAGATATCTAAATATTTTGGTAAGTCTAAGGGATTTGCTAGATCAAGATTATTATCTTTAGGGATAAAATTAAGGGATGTAGGCTATTATAATGAACAAAGGAATACAATCACGGAAGATATTAGTAAAAGTGTATTAGAGGCTTATATAGATAATAAAACAACAAGAAGTATCTGCAAAAAATTTAATATAAGCAATGGAACTTTATATAGAATATTAGAGAAAAATAACATTGTTCCAGGAAATAGAAAATACGACCAAAGAAGTGATGCCATAAAACAAGCCGAAAGAGTCATAGAATTAAATGCCGCAGGCGTAACTATCGAAGAAATAGCTAAAATATACGAAGTTAGCGACACCACCATAAGGAATATTTTAAAAATCAATTAATTAACCCAATCCCACTAAACTTACATGTTTTGCTAAAAGTCCAATTTCTTAGGACTTATGTGTATAAAACAATAGAATAATTAACGCTGAAAGGTGTTTTGTGACTGATAAAGAAATTATTCTGTCATATATTAAAGATCATAAAACTATTAGGGAAATTTCTTTTATTGATGGAAGAAGTGAAAGTACAATTTATAAAATATTGATTGAAAATGATGTTGCGCTAAGAGATAAATCAGAAGCCAATAAGATTATATCAGATAAAGTTCTTATTAAGCTTTATAATTTAGGATTATCATTTTCTCAAATAGGAACATTAATTGGAATAGATCCAACAACAGTTTCTAAAAGATTCACATCGTTGGGTTTTTCTACAAGATCGTCTTGTGTCGCTAAAAACATCAAATATTCTGATAATGAATTTAAAAAATATTTCTGTAATAAAAAATTTATGAGTAAAATAAATCTTATTGAGAGTTAAATTATGATAGATATAGGTCCATTTCAATTAGGACAAATGGATATTGGCTCATTTCAATCAGAAGTGTCTGGTTCTGGAATAACGGCATCTGGCAATTTATTTATAGAGGGTTTTTTGCCGACCGTTTCGGGTGAAATGCCACTATTTATTGCTGGTCCTATACAGTTAACCGAATCTATACATTTATTTTTAAGAGGTAATGTTTCCGGTCTAACACCGTCTGTAGATCCAGATGATGACTTTGGCATGAGTCTGGATGTATTGTTTACCAGAGGTGATCATAATCCGCAAATAATTGGAAGATTTATAACGGACCCAAATAGTGTAACAATACAAATATATAATGTTATTAGTGGTGTAAATACATTAGTCACATTAGATGATAATCAATGTTATCAAATAGGTGATACTGGAAGATGGGCTTGGTCAACTGTTAATTTACCAGAATTACAAAATATTGTGAATCAATACGTTTATGTGATGACCGGGGATAATGCTGAGATATTCAAGGGTAAATTTATTCTTAAGAATACTGTTAAAATTAATAATAAAATACCGAGAAATAATAGTCATATCAGGAGAATATAAATGTCTGTTACTATGTATGCTATAAGCGGTGTGGGATCTGATACTAATAGCGGATCTACTACTTCTTCTACGCCAAAAGCTAGTGGTACTGGTGCTTCTACCATTGTGGGAGCTACGGTAGATTTAAGTGTAGACACGCCAGATCTATCAACAGTTGTGGTTGGCGACACAATACGACTTAATGCCAGGGTTGATGGTAAAAATAGTAGTGATATATTTGAAATTACTGCCGTAGATGATGGTCTTGATACCGTTAACGTTTCTCCTGCTCCAAATTCCATAACTTCTGGTGTAACTTGGGCTATAGGTGGGGCTTTTGTGACTTTAGGTAAATTAATATTCTCTGCTAGTGCTGGCGATATATTATATTGCAATGGTATTTTTGATGAATCTATAGACATGGTTAATACTACTGCTGCTGGTGCTATAGCGGCAAACGGAGAAGTTAATGCGTTTCCTAGAATAATAGGGTATACAACAACTCCGGGAGACAATGGTATGGCTATATTAGATTCTAACAATACAAAATCAAATGCCATTATTCTAAAAAATAATAGTAATTATTGGAGTTTTGAAAATATAAGGATAACTAGATATACTGGTCAAGGATTTAGATATGCATTTACAACTTTTGCTTCAAGATTTATTAATTGTGAAGTTGATCATTGTGGAGGAACTCTTGCTTTCGGTGTGCCACAATATTCTACTGTTATAGATTGCTACTCACATGACAATGCTGGCAATGGTTTTGAGACACCAGAAATGTCTTTATTTGCAAATTGTGTATGTGTTGCAAATAGTGGTCATGGGTTCTATGGAACTGGAGGAAACCATTATTATACTTGTTTATCTAAAGCTAATTTATTAAGTGGTTTTTATCAAAGTGATGATGTAAATCATAAGAGTCTAATTGTATTTAATTGTATTGTCGATGGTTCTGGTATAACTCAGACTGGTATTCGTATTTCTGATGATGCACAAGTTAGACAAGCTGTGGTAATGAATAACATTGTCATAAATTGTGTCAGCGGAATAGTCGCTCAAAGTGATAATGGAATATATAATAATGGTTATAATAATTTAGTTTATAATTGTACAACTCCAAGAGTTAATTTTACTGACGTATCCGGCTCTGTCTCTGGAGAGCCATTATTTGTTAATTCGAATATTTTAGATTATACTCCAGCAGTTGGAGGTGCGCAAATAAGTGCCGGGTTTGATTTAAGATTATCCTCTTGGATTAATTTCGTATAAGGAGCAAATATGTTAATAGAATATGAATATTCTTTAGAAAATCCAATATCAATAATAGGTGAATTTGATACTGGCAGGACAGTAAATATAGAGTTGTGGGTGGATGGCGTTCTACAAACTAATATAACGGCAAGCGGTTGTAATGAGGTTGATTCTACAGGAGACTATACTTGGTCAACTAGTAATATACCATCTCTTTCTGCTAGTATGGTTCAGTACCACTGGAGGATGTCTGATGATTTGGGAGATGTGGTTGAGGGTGATTTCTTATTAAAATCAGTAGAAGGTACAGACGGATTTATGCCGAGTATTAATAATAAAGATAGTTATATTCTTAAAATTTAAAGGTAAATAATATGGCTACTTGGGATGTGGACCTAGTATTAGTGTTAAGAGTTTTGATAGGAGATTTAAATTCTCCTCAAAAGAATTCTGATGCTTATTTGCAGAGATTACTAATAACAGCAGGCATTATAGCTCAAAATGAAATAGATCTACCATTTGATTATATTTTTGATATAGAAAATATTACTATAACACCAGATCCTATTGAAGTTGATGATATACTAACACAAGCACTTTTACCATTAAAAGCGGCTTGTATACTTAATCAATCACAATTTCAAATAGCATTAAGTCAAGGGATAAAAGTTAGAGATGGAGATAGTGCTATAGATACTAGTGTAGGCTTTAGAGGATATAGAGATATTCTTCAATTCGGTCCATGTGCCGCGTATGCTGCACTTTTATGGCAAATGCAATCCGCAAATAGTTCCAATATTGGCGGTGCTGTTTTATCTCCATATAGGGGACCAAACGATAGTCCCATAGATACTGTATCGTGGTTTTACGATGAATTCTTTTCAACAATAAATGGTAGTTGTTCTAGATATGGAAGAATTTAATGGCCACATCATCAGGATCAACAAACCTCTTCATTACGGGGATTCAAGCCCCACAGCCTCTATCATGTCCCGCTCTCGACCCATTAGCTACAATTCAGATTAGTCAAGAATTAATAGAAATATATCAAGGTAGAATTGACTCTTTAATAAATCAATTGGGCAAAAATATTCTTTTGGAATTCGATCCTATTAAAGAACCGTGTACTAATTGTGAATTTGATATAATCAGGAATAGGTCCAATGGCATATATAAAACTGGTGGATCAATTCCTTTTGCAAGGGGTTCTAAATGTCCATACTGTAAAGGTTTGGGATTTTTAGAAATCAAAACAACAAAATGTATAAAATGTTTAATAAAATGGAGACCAAGAGAGTTTAGAAACTTTGGAATATCTATAAACAAAAATTATAATATAGTAAGACTCAAGGGATTTCTAACTGATATAGATGATTTTATGAGAGCAAAGACTGCTATAATAGATTATGATATTTCAAATATATTTATGCAAAGAGTAAGATTAATTAAAGGGCCTGTGCCTGTCGGATTACGTGAAGATAGGTACTGTGTAAGTTATTGGGAATTAATATAATGTTTCAGGATGGTTTAATAGATAAATAATATATAATTTAAATATTGGAATTCTTATTTCTGGAAAAATAATATAAATGATAAAAGTTGCTTCAATAAGAACTGGAATACCCATAACGGCAACCCAACAAACGATCACTATACCCAATATAGGAAATCCAAAAGCTGCAATATTTATACTGAATAGATGTCCAAGCGGAACAACCATAGCGTCAAGCGCTGCATTCAATATAGGATTTGCTAATGATACAAATCAATTGTTTCACGCTATAAATTGTGAAGATAATGTTGGAACATCAGATACGCACAGAATGTCTTATGATAGTTTGTGTATGGTTATGCTTAATTCTACGGACGGAACCGAAGATTGTAGGGCGTCATTTGTAGAATGGGTTGAAGATGGTGTAACGATAGATTGGGTAATCGCTCCAAGTGATGACTTTACATTGACCACAATATTATTTGCTGGCGATGTTAGTGAATTAAATACATATATTGGGACATTTACAACACCAGAAGCATTAAATTCTGGAGTTATTGTTAGTGGCGTTGGATTTGAACCAGATCAAATTATAGGCATAGGTGGAGGTGGTCCGAATGGATTTGATTTATCTACAAGGGCTGGGGCTTGCTTTAGTTTCGGGATGTGCGACAATAATAATGGAATAATAAAACAGGGTTCCATAAATTATTGTAATCTAGATAATCTAGCCGATACATCCATAAAATCATTAGTATCACAAACTTATTTTGCTCGTGATTTTTCTGGTGATTTCGGTGCCGTAGAACTTGGCGATTTTAATTCTTCTGGATTTACTGCTACGGCAAGAATTAGTGGTGTCGGAATGACTATGGGGTTTCTAGCCCTCAAATATAATGGAAATGTTAAACATGATGTTGGATTTATTAGTAGCCCATCTTTTGCTACTGGTATTCAAACAATTAGTGGTGTCGGGTTTGGTCCACAATTTATAAGTGAATTACAAACAACATGCACCGCATATGACACTCAGACAACAAATGTTGATGCTGGATCAATGGGTATAGCTACATTTGGAAGCGGTTTAACAATTCCTAAGTCATTTCAAATGAATCATAATATAAGATCTCAAACAGGTGCAGCTACTAGCAATGAAGATAGTAGAACTTTTGACAATACAACATTTCTAAGAAGATCCGATGAATCCTTATCCATTGCTATAACATCGACTTTAAATTCTGTTTATTATGATGGCTATAGTAAAAACTTTTCTTCTAATATGGGGAATAGACGATGGATAAATTTACTTATAGGCAATCCCATATCTTCTAGTGGCATTGATTTTTATATTAATGGTTATAATATAGACACAAATAATTTAGATTTATTTATTGTTGGTCATGAAAGTTTGATTTATAGTAGATCGGATGTATATTATGCATATACTAATGACAGTAATGGATTAATTAAAAAGTCTGATCTTGATTTCAACAATATTACCATTTTGACTTCTGGCGCACCGGCAACCAGCGGAGAATCTGATCATCTTGACATAGATGAAATAAATGATAAATTATATTTTGTACAAGATAATCCATCTACAGATTTATTAAGAAGATATGATTTAAATACTGGTACTATAGAGAATTTAACATCGGGTCAAATATCTCATATAAGCTTAGACTCTATTCATAATAGAATTTATGGTCTTAATTTTTTGAATGATGCCGTGCTCTATACAGATTTGAATGGACAAAATGGAATAGTAATAACTTCTGGTTCTCCATTTTCTTTAAATCCTATAGATACCGATATTGATCTTATTAATTCAAAAATATACTGGATAGATAGAGAAGTTGGCCATAAAGCTGTTGTGCGATCTAATTTAGATGGATCGAATATAGAAAATGTTATTACTGGACTTTCTGGAAGTTTAAGATCTTTAGCAGTAGATCACGAAAATAATCAAATATTTTGGGGCCTTGATACTCCTTTTAGTGGCGCAACTTTATTGAAAGCTACCACCAGTGGAACCAATATACAAATAATAACTGGAAGCGGACTTGGATTTAAAGGCTTAGATATAGATTATATAAATCAAAGATTATACGCTCTCGATGAACAATTAGGTCAAATCGTTAGGGTGGGTTTAATAGATAATAGTATAGATTCTTTTCAATTTCCATTAAGCGGTGTTGAAGCATTAAACAATATAGCAATAGATCAAAGAATATATAAAAGTCTTTTTGTGCATGGTTTTGAAACAATAAACGACAATTGTAATTTATTTATATGGGGGCATCAATCTTCTACTGATGATGTAAACTTTTTTATAAATGGGCATATACTACTTAATGGTGATATAGATTTATTTGTTTCTGGAATTACGGGCGCAACATTATTTAATAGTGATGTAGATCTATTCGTCAATGGACATGTATTATTTAATAATAATATTGATTTGTTTATACGGGGTTATGCAACATTTTCTACTGATATAGATTTATACATTAATGGACACCAAAGTTTTAATAACGATATAGATTTGTTTATTTTTGGAATAGGTTTCATTACTAATGATATTACATTATTTATATCTTCAATAAATACATCGGCTAATGGAATAGACCTATTTATCTATGGCGTAGATTCTAATTCTAATGATATAGATCTTATGATTGTTGGTAGTCAATCCCTTAGTAATAATTTACATTTGATAATATTAGGAAAAGATAGCAATTCGGACGATTGTGATTTATTTGTTCACGGAAAAGATTCAATAACAAATTCTATAGATTTAATAATTGTCGGCGAAGAAAGTTTTAATAATGAATGCAATCTATTTATATACGGACATGTAAGTATCAACACTACAATACTTGCGTGGGGTAATAATGTAAACGGTCAAATAGATGTTCCCATTCCAAATAGTGATTTTGTATTGGTTAAAGCATACAACCATAATCTAGGAATTAAAACAAATGGATCTATAACAGCTTGGGGAAGAAATGATTTCGGCCAAAGCGATGTACCCGAACCGAATACTGATTTTATAGATGTTGCTACTGGATCTAGCCATAGTCTTGGATTGAAAAGTAACGGTTCAATTGTATCGTGGGGGAGAAATAATTTTGGACAATTAAATGTTCCCGCACCCAATACTAATTTTATAGCTGTTGAGGCGGGCGGGAATCATAGTCTAGGATTAAAATCTGATGGATCAATAGTTGCATGGGGAGATAATTCATTAGGACAATGCACTGTTCCATCTGGAAATAGTGGATACATAGCTATTTCTGCTGGATCGTTATATAGTTTAGGTCTTAAGGCTGATGGATCTATTGTTGGATGGGGGTATAATGGTTTTGGTCAGATCACAATTCCTACCCCAAATAATAACTTTATAGCTATATCGGCGGGGAATAATCATGTACTTGGTCTAAAGACTGATGGATCAATAGTCGCATGGGGCGATAATTTCGAGGGAGAAATTGATGTTCCATTGCCTAATGACAATTTTACTAAAATATCAGCAGGTGCAGAGCATAGCCTTGGGCTTAAAAATGATGGTTCTATAATTGGTTGGGGAAAAAGTTCCGCAGGACAAATAACTATACCGTCACCAAACACAAGATTTATAGGAGTTGAGGCCGGAGCAAATCATAGCTTGGGCATATCTGCGCCCATTATTTCATTATTTATTAACGGAATGGACTTACAAGTTGATAGTATAGATTTATCAATAAGTGGTTCTCAAATATTCACTTATAATAACAATATTGATTTGTTTATTAGATCAACCGATATCGTTACTAGTGGAATAGACTTAATAATTTTTGGTCCAATTTTTATAAATGACTCAATAGATTTATTCATAAAAGTAATTGAAGTTAATAACTTGGATTTATATATAAAAGGTATACAAATACCTAATAATATAGCGTGTCCGTCTTTAGATTTAACTTTACCAATACAAATAAGTAGTGATTTGATTGAAATCTATCAATCTAGAATAGATTCGCTGATAAATCAATTGGGAAAAAATGTATTACTCGAATTTAATCCAATAATTCAGCCGTGTACAAATTGTGAATTTGACGTTATTTCTGGTAAATCTAAGGGTATTTATAGAACTGGTGGATCAATTCCTTTTGCCAGAGGTCAAAAGTGTCCATATTGCAAGGGTGCTGGATTTTTAGAACAATCAGTTTATAAGTGTATAAAATGTTTGACACAATGGAATCCAAAAGATGCAGAAAATTATGGAATTTCTGTAGATGATCCGGCCAGTATAGTAAGACTTAAAGGATTTTTGACAGACGGAGATGATATGGTAAGGGCCAAGGCTGCAATAACTAATCATGACATAGAAAATGTAACAAAATTCAGAGTTAAATTAATAAGGGGTCCGGTTATTGTTGGGTTAAGAGAATCAAGATACATAATAACATTCTGGAAATTATTGGATAGTTAATGATAATAAAGATTGATTTACCGGCAGGATTCGATAAGCAATTAAGCAATGGAGTATCTTCCAATATGATAAAAATATTAGACAATAAATTGGCTATTAGTGCACAAAAAATATTTGAAAAAATAGGAGATTATATAGCTAGCGTTTTTGAAAAAACGGATGTTGTTAGATCTTTAAGGGGCAAGGGAAGCGTTGATCTTCCTGCGCATTTTGGGTTATCTGATTCATTGGCTAATGAATTAGTTGATGGTATGGTAAATATAATAATAAATTCTGTATCACTAGGTTCTATAATTAAACCAAATGGCGGATCTTTAACAATCAAAGCCGTTAAAACAGATTGGGAAAGTTATCTATCTCTTCCGGGAGCACGGTATATTTCTAAACCATCTAATGCTACTATTCCCGTATTGGCATGGATGCTTATTGATCCCGGTATAGATATAGGGCAAGCTGCTTATCAAATAGTATTCGATAATTCTCCTGGATTTAATGCAAAAGTATCTAGAAGTGGTAGAGCGATAATGAAATCTCTTGAATCCTTGGGGGGTGGAGGAGGATACGTACTTCCTAGTATAATTAGTAAATCTGGTGGAGAAAATTTTATTGAATTTGCAATAGGACAACCAAATGTAGCACAAAAAGCTGCTGAAATTTTAATAGAGGGGATAATATAATATGGGTCTTACATTGAAAGGTATAAATCTTGGGGGATTTGCGGGATATGAACTTGTTGATCAGCTTCAATATAATTTAAAATTTATTTTAGATTGGGGGTTATTACATCATGGCGGATATAACCTATATTTATATGACCAAGATAGTTATTTTGCCGAAAATGAATCTAAATTGCATTCTGTAATAGATGAAAGATATCCCGTAAATTGCGTATGGAATGGCGTAGGAAGAGAGTGGGTTTGGGAGTCTGGCGTGACACCGATGAGTGGGGGTACTGTTCCGTTTCGGGTATCTGGCGTGTATATTAACGGGACTTTTATTCCTTCTTCCGATACTGGTCCATATAGACATCACATAGATTATAGACATGGAAGAATTATATTTGATGAATCACAAAATCCCAACGATGATATAAGAGCGGAATATTGTAGTAGATCGGTTTATGTTGGATTTGCTGATTCCGAAGAATTTCAAACCCTTATGCTGAATTCAGTAGAAGAATTCCTTACCAATACTGTACCGTCTGGCACACCATCTAGGGAACACGAGATATGGCTTCCTTCTATTTTTATAGATGTTGATTCTGGAGAAGGAAGAGGTCTCCAATTGGGTGGTGGACAAATAAAAACAAGAACCATAAGTTTACATATTTTTGCAGATAATCCAAATGATAGAAATCTTTTAATGGATTGGTTAGACTATAATAATCGTTCTGCTTTTGTCATGGCGGATTTAAATAGTATTCAATTTCCATTCGATCAATATGGCGATATAGTATCTGGTGCTACTAATTGGATAGATTTAATGAACAATTATCCTTGGAAGAAAATGAGGATTTTAGAGGGTACTTGCAAAAAATTAAATTCCCTTAATACTAAGTTGTTTCGGGCAATTGTAAAATATAAGGTTGAGATAGATTTTGGTGGCATATAACTCGAATCGCATAAAACTGGTGTATAAATATATTATGAGATCCGATATTTGGAATCCAACAGTAGATATTGCCAAAAAGGTTATTCAGGATTATAAATCCGGAATTTCTGCTCGTCAACTTGGCTTTAAGAATAATGTAGCAGATGTTACTGTTACAGATTTTCTTAAAAGAAATAATATCTTTATAAGAAATCGAAGTAATGCTAAAAGGACTAATCAAATAAATGAAACTATTTTTGATGAAATAAATGAAGAATCAGCTTATTGGATAGGTTTTATATTGTCCGATGGTAATATTTATTATCCTAAAAATAGGTCAAAACAGCTTAATTTTGGATTAAAAGAATCAGATTGGGAACATCTAGAAAAATTCAAAAAGTTTATTGGATCAGACAAGCCTTTATACCGGAATAATAATAGTGTATTTGTAAGTTTCTATTCTAATAAAATAGTTGATAAATTAGAAGAATATGGAATTACACAAAGAAAAAGTAATACTGCTAAAGTTCCAGAACAATTGAAGAATAATATACATTTTTGGAGAGGTATGATTGATGGCGATGGTTGGGTTTCTAATAATATAGGTATATGTGGAACTTTAGATGTCGTAAATAATTTTAAGAACTTCATTAAGACTAAAAATAAGGTATGTATTAAGCAAGAAAATTTTGGAGAGATTAAAATATATGGTAAGTTAGCCTCAGATATTTGTTACTTATTATATAATAACTCTAACATTTATTTAGATAGAAAATTTGCAAATGCTAAAGATTTGTGTTCCAAATATAATTTGTGTATAAATAATTAGCTTGGATAAGTTAAATAGGCTTTAAAGTATAATTGGAGAAATTAAAGTGGCAAACAACAGAATCTTCTACGCTATTCAGGGGCTTGGAATAGCGCCTCACGAAGTTGCGGCTTCTGGCGGTGCTCCTTCTGGGTTTAATACTGTACATGGCGTTCAGAGTGTAAGTATAAATACTACATTCAATCTGGAACAAGTATTCGAACTCGGTCAATTGGAACTTTATGAAAATATAGAAGGTATTCCTGCAATAGAACTTACGGCACAAAAGGTTCT